TGACACTGTTAGTGTTGGCGATTGTGTTGTATTGCCTAGCAATGTCCATTCCGTCACGCCAGGAGCAGTAACTGTCGCTACGTATGTTGATGTAACAGAATCTCCTTCGCAAATTTGTATGAACTCGTCATTTGGAGTAATTGCTAATACTTCTGGTTGCGGATATACCGTTACAGTTGTCGTTGCTAGAAATGGACAATTGCTTTGTGTATACGTATATGATAATGTATTTGTCCCCACTGCTAACGTTGGATTAAACATGTTACCTATCACACCCGTTCCAGTAAACGTGCCACCAATTGGTAATGCAGTAAGTGTTGCATTTGCATCATATACACAAAATGGACCGAGAGCGTCAATCGTTGGAACAATATTTAATATGTATGTATTAACTGTAACTGGTGCACTAGGGCAACCGAATTGATTTGCTGCTACTACCTGAACGGCGGCGCCTACTAATCCTGCGTTTAACGCACTCCAATCTACTGTGATGGCACTAGTGCCTTGTCCCGATACAATTGTACCTTGTGATGTCCACGTATAAGTATATCCTGGTTGTGTAGGTACTGAATACAATGTTGCCGTCTCACCTAAGCATACAGTATCAATTGATGCAATTGGGCCTGTGATAACCTGCGGCGGATCTGTTAATGTGAAATTAGCAGTAACCGTACATCCATTGGCATCAGTAATCAATACGGAATATGTTCCTGCACATAATGCTGCAGCTGTCTGAGTTGTTTGACCATTATCCCATTGAAATATAAACGGTGCTGTACCATTGGTAGGCGTTGCAACAGCTGTACCATCACACGCTGCATTGCATACAGGATTAGTAAATACAGTCTGTGGTGTTTGAAGTGTTGGCGGACCTGGTACTACTTGAACCGTGTCTGGACCTAAGCCAGCACCTGCATTACATGTTGACCATCCGGCATTACATAACGGGTATTCCAAATGACAAGTATAATAAGCACCGCCAGCTGGAGGCGTTACTGTTATTTGATTTACATTTTGAGCAATTGGTACTGGATTACCTACTTGATACCAAACGAGTGTTGGAGTAACTGGAGCTCCATTTGGAGTCCATCGCCAAGCATTATTTACTGCAGTCCATTGTGTTGAGTTTCTTCCCGGTACTGGAACTGCCTGTGTTCCTGCAGCATTGTGAATTCCTTGTACCGCAGTTCCGCCAGCCCATTGATTACAACCAGGCTTATTAGCAAGATAACTTTCAATATAATTAGTAGATTCATAAATTACTATATGAAATGTGCCTTGCAAATTGGTACATGAATACATGGGTACGCCGATCCAACTTACTGTTAATTTTCTACAAGGAGCCGTTCCCGATGTTTGATAACGTACTTGTCCTCCTATTCCAGGATGCCAATCCTGCCATGGTCCCATAATGCAATTCTTTGGCACCGCAGCATTTGCTGTAGGTATTGACAGTGATGCAAATGTAATGGGCTGTGCTCCCGCACCTAATGATATCCAACCGTTGGATCCTATTCGGAACTGAGTATAGGTTTGTCCATAAAAACAAAACGTAAACCCAATGTTAAATGTGCTGGATTGCGAATCATCTCCTAGTGCAACCAACGCACCCGAATTGATTTGAGCTGCATACGGTATGTTTGCAACAGCATACGAGGTTGTTTGATTGGGATTGCTACCCGGAGTACATTGTGATAAGTCTGCTGTCAATATTGCAGTATTAACTCCACAAGGAAGAATTTGATCTGGGCCTAATGACGGACAATATTGAGTGTAAGCAATGATGCTAATCAACATTGCAATGATAGTGTAAATGTGTTTCATAACTGGCCTTTAATATAAATATGTACAGTAAAAAACCCTAGCAGTTTCTATTGATCAGATAATCTTACTAGGGGGTGTTATTGCTTATGCCTTGGGCTATTCACTATAACTGAAAAGACCTCAGGTGGTGCGCAGATCTTACGGTATGCGTCGAGGTACTGTCATATTATAAATATTATGATTTATATTTTAAACACCAATTGAAAAAATCAACATCCTCAGTAGATCGTTGGTATTCAGGGTACCATTTTTCCATTACTGTTACATATACTGAACTTGGTGGTTCACCCATTCTCGTATTTGGGTTGGCATGTTTATATAAATCTTCTGTAATTTTATATAACTCTTGGTTAGTTAAATTTCTCATCTTATTTACTAAATAAAGTTCCTTCTCGATGTTTGTTCTCTGTTCCTTCTGGGTCTTGGAAATACATTGCAATGTATCGGCTAGCTGTTTCAAATTTTTCAAATACAAATGTTTGGCAACCTACACTTACAATAAAACCGTTATGTACCTGTTGGATAGTAATTGAATGTTGTATTAAAGATGGATATGCTGATGGTACTGTTGGTCTGGGTTCTGCCTCATATGCTCGATTAACCTCTTCCATTCCATCTGAAATTTCTTCCCCCGTATTAATGATATCTACCAGAGCTTCTTGAAATGCCCTTCCTAAATCTGCTACTCGTTCTTCTTGTCTTCTGTTCATATAACTTATTTTAAAATTTGTTGTCCCACAAGGGTTCGAACCTCGACTCTTCTGGACCAAAACCAGACGTGTTGCCAATTACACCATAGGACAATTGTACTCGGGGAGAGACTCGAACTCTCACGCCTTGCGGCACCGGATCCTAAATCCGGAGTGACTACCAATTCCACCACCCAAGCAAGTTGCCTGTCTTTCCAGGCTGTACAACAAGGATCTTCTATGCGCATTTAGGACTCTCTTGTGCTTCCTTTAGTAGTCAGGACAGGATTCGAACCTGTATAACCTATAATAGTTGGTGTAAGTTATTTAATCCATTAGATGAGGTAATCAATCCACTAACCAACATTGATAATCCCTCTCTTCTAACTTCTGCGTCTACCATTCCGCCACCTGACTATTTGCTGTCTTTCCAGCTGTCACCGATTTGTTAGTTAAGTTTTACAAGTCTATTAAATCGAGAACCTTTACTTTGTATTCCGGACGGGGAACGATCCCGCAGTCTCCGCCTTGAAAGGGCGACGAGTTAACCAATTACTCCACCGGAACATTATATAATTTTATAAAATCTTTACCATATTTCATAATAACATAATCAAATTCTTTTTGTAAATCATTACGCATCAGAACAACCAAATTTGGCACTGATTTTATTTTTGCTAAGGTTTGTTTATTTACAAAGCCTTTAATTTCAATTATTTTATCATTTTGAATAAAATCTGGATAATATTGATATACTTTACCATTAAATGTATACTCATATGACTTAGTATTTCTAGTAAATGGCATATCATGATCCAATTGGTATATTACCCAAGCTAATTCATAACTACTATCACACCAAATACCTTTATACCAACCATGTTTACTTCGTCCAGATCCTTTTCGGCTTCCACCGGCACACTTTCTCCAACATTCTGCATGATATTTTTTTGGAGTAACTGCAGCATGAATGATAGTATCGCCACAATATAAACAGTTAGATATCATAATTTTTTTGTATGTAACTCCAGCATTCCATGGTACATTTCCTTTATTGGCATTACTTTTCTTTAGTTTAGCGTCATCCGAAAATGTTCTACTATTCCTACATTTCAAAGAACAATATGAAATCAAACCTTTGCTTGGTTTAAAATCATTACCGCATTTCTTACAAGGTTTCATACAACTACTTTATTATAAATATAGAGTCGAACCCGTAATTTTAATTCCATCCTAACCCCTAGATGAACCGACCATAATTAAAAAGTTCCTAGATGCAAATGTTGTTGATATGCCATTTGCTCTTCATAATAAGTTAAATCGCATAACGCCATTAAACACTCATCCTGCGTACCTGCAGTTACAACTTCACCATATGCATTACGCAATTCAAATTTGTCTTGTGTCGAATCTATACAAACAATTTCCATATTCTTTTTTTATATAATATGAAATTGCTATTACATATCCAACCAAAATCAAATAAATTGTAGCAACAAATAACTCAATTTATATCCCGCAAATGCACCCAATGCAGATGGTATAGGAAATACTATCAATTTACCTAAATCGGTAACATACTTGGGACGATTCACAATTCTACCCATGAACGAATAATATGCCAAATAACCAAGTAGTACTGCTAAGTCTATGCGAGTTGCAATAAACACTACTAGTATTGCTCCTAGAAATCCGAAGATAAAATTGTCTCTAATGCCTTCCCATATCTCGCGAGTGGATGCATTTTTATATTCTACATAAATGCGTTTATAACGCGATGGCTTCTTGTTTTTCATTCTATTGTTGTTTCTACATACGTGCATGTTTCTCCTGCATCAAATCCTTTTTCTAGGAGCAATGGTAATGATGCTGGTTTGCACCAAGCATAAACTTTGTATCCTTTGTATCGTTGTTGTGCATACGTCCAACGTGTCTCCCACAGCGTTCTGTATATTCCTTTGCGTCGATGCTCTTCATGTACCCAAGCATCAAGGAATTTGATTTTGCTGTCATCTTCCCGTTCCATGTAGATATGTCCTACAATCTCACCAT